TAATCGCCATCCCGTGGGTTTGGGAAGTTTGTCAGTTGTTGATGTCTCCATCATCAAGCTCCATTCTTTTCAGCAACGAATTGATCTCAGTCAGCATTTCGTTGTAAGCATGGTATTTACCTACCATGTTGTTATATTGATCCCAATCTTTCACACCCTGAGATACATATAAACTTATATCAGTTTGTTTTTGTTTCAAGAGCTTTCTTAAATGATCTGAAAATTTTATAATGTCCATTATTCTGCGAATGACTCAACAATTTTTGCTAAAGACTCACATCTTTTTTTTGTCTGACTATGCCACCTCGAATCCTGCATTTCCTGTGAGGCGGTATAGTAATCTGCCTGATTTAAAGCTAACCACATGTTGTTGAACTTACCTACACCTCCAATACCCAGTTGATAGACCATTTCTACGATTACATGCTGAATATCTAAAGGTAATTTGTTATCAGGACAACGATCTTCAATTAATTGTTCTGCGTTATTACAAGCTTCAACTAAATCTTGTTCGAAAATATCTAATAAAAATTCTTCATCATACTTCTTGTCATCTTCCCAAAAGTCTTCAACACACAAATGGCCGATACCCACAGTTCTTTTGCCTAGTGAATCCAGATAAACTTGGTCCCTATAACCCTCATGAAGACGTACCCGTTCACGCAGTGTATTATTAATTTCAATCATGATCCAATCCCCCAATGTTTTTCATGCTCGTCTTTTGATTTATCTAAACCGAGCAGTTTTCTTAGCAATGTTTTTAGGTTGTTTAACAAACTGTTTTCCTTTCTTATTACCTTTCGCTTTAGCTTTATTTGTAGCAGCTTTTTCGGAAGCACTCAATGATTTCCAAGCAGCGTCTGGTAAATATCTTCTTTTTCCTTTGGAAGGTTTGCCAGAAGACGTTCTCCATTTTTGATCGCCCCAACTTTTCAAACTTTGTTGTGATTTTTTTAAGGGCATTAATCTCGATAACCGCCTCCAGCTTTTTTATATCTCTGTGCAAGTAGTTGAGCTTTTCTTGCTGACCATTGTCCAGGTCTGCCGCCTTTACTCCCTGCTTTAATTTGTGAGAATAATCTTTTTCTCATTGTGGGTTTAGTATAGTTCCCTGCTTTATTAACAGTTGATTTACTTTTTCTAGGTTTTGATACTTGTTTGCTCATTTGACTCCTCGTTATTGCCATGTTCACACCCTGCACATTCGCACATACATGTCATTCCGCAATGACACATGCATCCGCATTTTTGACATGTTTCTAATTGTGACTCGCATTTGATACATAGTTTATCACAACCTTCGCACATTACTTCTTAAATTTTTTGATTGCTATATCCGAAATCTTGAGTCCAAACGAACTAGCTATGCTCGCCATTAATGCCCAAATGTACCACTCAGGGAGATTGTTTAAAGTGGAAAACCCTTCTTGAAGCTTATCAATCCATTCTGGCTTTCCAAAAAAGATTGCTCCGAATACGATTAATAAAGGGAGTGAAAGGATGACGGTGAACCACTCGTCACGCCAAGAATTTTGCATATTTTTTTGTGAAGCGATGGCGAAATCAATCTCGCCTTGAGCCATTTTTCTAATGTGAGTTTGCTCAGCTTCAGCCATAAGCTTTTTAGTTTCTGTTCTTGTTTTAATAACATCAACAGCCCCTTTTGCAACTGTACCAAGCAAACTCCAAATCATTGATTAAATATATTGTGCGACTACCCAACCGATTACGACACCGATTACTAGCCATTTCTTTTTTGGATGATCGTTCCAAAGTTTCTTAATCATATCCATTAGAATACCCCCTTAAATGGTACCTTCTTTACCTGAACAGCGTATTGACCTCGTGTTTTACCACTTGGCTCGTTGCCCATGGTCTTGAAAGGAACCTTTTTGCCATCAGTTACCTGATATTGCTCCTTGTCAACGACTTTGTTTTTTTGTTCCATAGTTATTACCTCAATGCATTGTTGGTTTTTCGAAGTCTACCTTCGATCCACCCAAACTGTCAATCAAATTAACAGCCATTTCTTTACCATAAAATTGTTCAAAAATAATTCTAGCACAATATATCATAGATGTAGCTGCAAGTATCTGATCATCAGAATTTTTACACATTTTATCTGTATGTTTCATGATTTCATCCATAAAACGATTATATTGTAGATCATATTTCATTATTTTTTTGACTTTCCTGCCTCAGATAAAGCTATTGCAATAGCTTGTTTACGGCTTTTCACAGGTTTTTTTGACTTTCCTATGTCTAATTTACCCTCTTTGTATTCTTTCATGACCTTTTTTATCTTTTTTTGAGCTTTTGTCTTCTTTTTCATACCTTCCTCCTTTTCGATAAATTCATTCTTGACTTAGTATCCAAATTTCTAGTCAAAAACTTACCAGAATTTTTCATTCCTGTTGATGAACGAGTCCCCTTCATAATATTTCCATATCTTGTTGCTAGTTTTTTCTTTGTAAGAGGAGAATATTTTTTTGTAGTAGATGATTTTGTACTAGCTACCATTTTGATTTACCTTTGCTGCGTTAATATCATTTCTTTCTTGGGAAATTCGAACTTTTTCTTCATCAATCTTATCTTTCTGCATTAATCGCATGCTGTCAAGTTCCTTTTGATCTTGATCTTCCTGTGCTTTTCGTAAAATTTCCATTTCACGGAGTTCTAATTCCCTTTCTTTTAACTTCAGTAAAGGATCTTCACCAGCTCCCTCTAATGTTAATTGTTCTTCGACAACTAACTTTGCAGTTTCTTCTGCAATCTTTTGAGCGATCTGATTTTCTGCTTCCATTTGGATAGCTTGAATTTCTTGTGGTTGTAATTGTCTACCCAATTGTTGAATTTGTCCTTGGATATTACTTTCAATCTGTGCGTTTACTTCTTCCCTTACCATACTAGATATATGGTCACTAATGTGAGCTTGTAAAACCCCTAAAATTGCAGGATTGCTTTTTATTAAGGCACTCGACATAAAGAATCGGTGAGCTTCAATATGAGCTTTATGATTTTGTCCAGGGAAAACTTGTATGGGTAAACTTCTTAAAGAGTTTGCGTTTTCTGTTCCAGGATCTTGTGGAGTCGGTTGAGGAGGAGGGGGAAGAATTTGATCAATATTTTGAATATTTAACGCTTGATACATTCTTCTATACGCTTCTCTTACATTATGGATCTGTGGATTGGATTGAGCTAGCTGTAATTGTTGTTGAGCTAAAGCCACCCGTTGAGCCATAGAGAAAATGTTTGGATCAGATACAGGAACAACATCAACACGATCATCAAAGTCAGAAACCTTAACCATCATATTTGCACCTGAGGTTGCGTAAGGATAAACAGGAGGTAAGAATAATTTAAAGACCTGAGCTAATAATTGAAACTCTTCTTTTTGAGCGTAATGCAATCTTTTGTGAATAGAAGACATCACTTGTGAGCCACGCTCTAGCATTGCAATTGTAGAGCCAACAGGATTATTAGAACCCATATCAGCAATCTTTGCATCAGCTACACTAACAAAATTCTTCGCAGCTCCGACACAGAAGTTAAGAAGTTGGAATAAAGTTTGATCAGGGCCTTTGTAAGGAAGGTTAATAAGCGAACCTTGGATCGTGCCTCCCGGTGCATCCACATCTCTGAATTCACCTGGTTGTAAAGGTTGATCATCATCACGAATTCTGAGTCCTCTTGTTTTAAAACCTGCGGGTAAGTTGCTCAAGGTTCCTGCATCAAGGAGTTGTCTAAGTGCAAGAGTTGCAGTTTTAGATAATCCACCAATCATGTGAATTAATCCATAACCATAGAAACCTAGTCCAGGCAAAAACTTATAATGAACAAAGTAATCTTTCTTTTTCTTTAGAGGATCTTGCTGATCATAGTTTCTGTACACAGATAAAACTTTTCCTGAGCCTTCATCGACAGTCACAATATAAGGAAGTTTCATTCCATTAGGATCTTCAAATCCTGGAATATCTAAATAACAATGACATTCAAATAAAGTATATTCATCTGATTTGTAAGCTGTTGCTTTTGCTCCATCTATTTGATCGTACTTGTCTTGAACATTGCTTGTATCATCGTAAGGTTGTAATTCGACATTACGATATAAACCTAAAGCTTTTTTCTTTTCTAATTCAATGCCATTCATTTTAATGACATGAGTAACTCTTTCTGCTTGTTCTAAGTTAGATGCATGATAAGGAACAATTAAATCTTCCGCAGGAACAAATTCTGATTTTGCTCTTTGTAAAACAGCGTCATAATAAATTTTCTTAAACGTAGAACCTGCAAGAGGTAAATAAAATAACATTTGATCTGTTTCAGGATCATAGTCTTTCATCACTGTGGTGATTTGATAATTCATAAAATCTTTGACACGATCAGCTTGCTCTTCAACTTCAGGTGTTGGAGTTCCCATAATCTTTGTTTTAACAGGACCACCTGCGGGTAAAAGTTCACGATATGCCTGAGCTTGGAATTGAGTCACTGCTTCTGCTAAAACAGGATGTGTCACTGAAGAAGCTCCTCTAAAAGGTCTTGTTCTTTCTTCTAGTTTAAAACCTAAAAGGTCTAATCCTTTGACATACGTTTCATAATAATCTTCACGAGAAGATTTATCATCAGCGATATCACCGAGTAACTCGATAGACATCATATCTAAATCTTGATCTGTTAAATAATCAGCTAAGTTAGAATTAAAGTTTACTGGAGGTAGTTCTGGTTGAGAAGGAACCATGGCTCCTGTTGAATCTTCTTCAAAGTCAACAGTTTCTACTTCTTCATTAAGAACAACATCTTGAGGAATTTCACCCTCTACTTCAATAGAAGCGTCTTTGATATCTTCATAAGAAATTCTTTTATCTACAGCCATTAGCTAATCCTCGTTCTTGGTCTTTTTTGTGGCATCATTCTTTCAAATCCTCTCGGTTTTACAATTCTCACTTTTGGTTTCCTAATAATTGTTTTACTTGAATTTTTCATCAATCGTCATAATACCTGTTTCTTGGGTACTATCTACCTTTTTATTTTTTGGTTTGAACAGTCCTAAAGGATCCATACCACCGATTCTAGGTGACTTCATTTCAATATCGCCTGTTCGAACTAGAGTAGCTACTTCAGGATTGTCACGATAAAAATCTCTTTGTGTTTGTTCATCAACTGTATAAACCTCTCCTCTTTCAATTCTTTGTTTGTTGGATAAAGAATCATCAGTTGGATTTAAATCTTCTCCTGCTAATCCCTCAGTAATAACTGCCATGACACCCATTGGTCCCCATAAAGCACCTTTAAGCAATGTTTTAAAATTACTTGCAATAAGTCTTTTTGTGGCTGGAGAATTA